AGCGGTAGCCGTGGTGTTAACGAGAGCCCAGACCCCCAGCGGATACCCAACGCCGATATCACGGCGGGTGCCGTCGACAGGCGCCAGGTCAATCACATCGGTAGAAGCAGCAGTAGCCGTAACCGCCTGCGCTTCGGAGAACATCAACAGTTTGTCGAGGATCATCTTCATTTCTCCATTTAGCAGCCCGTTACCGGGCCGCTGGTTATAGTCAGGGGTTAAACCACGCGAGCTTCAGTTTCCAGAAGCGCATCGGTTTCGCGAATCGGAACGCCACGGAAACTGGTCCACCATTCGCCTTCAGTCTCTTTGACGCTAATCGCCAGAGAGGATTTCTCCAGAGATTGCAGGTCAAGAGCCTGGGCAACGGTGCGGTTCATGTAGAACACCGGGCGCCCCATGCCACGGTTAGGGATGCGATGCAGCGCTTTCACCATGAGCTTGGCGATGTTCGCCGCCGCAGCAGGGTCGGACAAGTCGCTGATATCGATGTTCGCGATGCGCACAACGTAGCGCCAGTCGCGCAGGCACAGGCCGTTATCCCACTTATAGTGGGTGCGGTAGCCTTCATACTGGCCGTCGTTGGCATCTTTCAGAGTCTGCTGGCCTTTATCTTCCATCTGCAGACCTGCTTTCTGGCCTTTCGGGAAGATACCGTGAACGGTGTTTTCGCCCCATACAATGAGCCAGATTGAAGTGTTATCGGTGCCAGTACCGCCGGCGTCGATAATGTTTTGCGCGTTGGTAGCCGTCAGGTCGGAGTAGCGAGAAGACAGGCCCATGAACTGCTGCGGGTTAACGCTGGAGTCGCCATAAAAAAGCGTTTGAGCCATCTGCTGATTCATCGCCTCGAGGAAAGCGCGATCTTCTGACAGCCGAAATTCAGCGGTATTTCCGTTCAGATCTGCCAGAGATTTATCAATCTCCGCATAGGTTTCCAGCATGCCAATGCCATCGGTAACCTGCACAGTGGTCGATTTGCTCGGCTGTACGCCGTAGTTGAGCAGACGCCAGGTCGCCGACGGCAGGCCAGAGCGAATGGTCGTACGATGACCGGTCGGCAGGTTGCCTTCAACGATCAGCATGTCCTGCAGTATCGGGTTGGTTTGGGAAAGGAGTTCGATAATTTTATCGACTTTCCCGTTCGGGTCGATGCGCTTACCCCAGTCTGCCAGCGTCAGCGCAGTAATGCCTTTAACAGCCATGGTTATATCCTCTCTTATTTGCCATAAAGCACTTCGGCCGCACTACGCTGACCGCTTTCTTTTCCTGTCACCACGCCATCTTCTGACATGGCTTTTCCTACTTTGACGAACGCCTTAACCAGCTCCGGGTGATTACCCAGACCTGTGCCGTTAAGATACTCTTTCAGCGCCGGCGTGCCGAAGGTGTCCAGGGCTCGCTGAGCAACACCGAGGTTGGCCGTCAACTTATCGCCGCCGATCTCTTTATCGGCCTTGACGGTTGCTGCCCATTCTTCAGTTTGTGCCTGCCATGCATCTGCCTGACGCTGCTGCACACCGGCCAGAATTTTCGGGTATGCATCCACCAGCTTCTGTGCCTGCTCATTGGTCAGGTTCAGTTCACGGGCAACCGGCTCGAAGTCCTTCAGCGCTTCAGCGTCCAGCTCGACGCCCTCACCTGCCTGGAATTCGTATTTCTCCGGCGCGCCTTCCTGCTTCTGCTCTTTGTCATCAGGCTTGTCTGCTGGCTTATCACCATCAGCGGGCTTATCGTCCTGAGGCTTGTCACCTTCAGCGCCATGCTGTGGCTTATCGCCTTCTGGTTTTGCCGGGTCAGCAGCAGGTGCGGGTGGCTCAGACGGTGCCGGTGCAGTGCCACCATCAGCAGGTTGCTCATTGCAAAGACGGCGATGCAGCAAACGTTCAAATAAATTCATGGTTACTCCTGTTCACTGGCCTCTGCGGCCATCTTCAGATACTGTTCAGGGCAGTGCGCCATGACGCGCTGGAACAATGCCAGCGCCAGGTTGCGCTGCCCCTCGTTGAAAGCAGTCACTTGCGGATCACCGGCAAAGCAGGCAGAAAACACCTTGCCCTGCTCCAGTACCCCCCAGATCACCCGGCGGCCCTGCTCGCTACCCATGACGAAACGGATATCTTCAATGTCACGCTGTTGAAGGAGTTCCTTCTCGCGTGCCGATTCAGCAGCCAACTGGTCATCATCAAAATCTGTCATTGCTGGCCACCTGCAGGAGCACCTGCTGCGTTAGAAAGCGCTGTCAGTACGCTGGGATCCTCCGTCTGCGCTTCACTGAGAGTCTTGGCACCCTGAGCGGCAGCCATGCCCATAGCCACCATTTGCTGCTGTTGCTGCTGCTGAGCGCGCTGCTCGCGAACCTGCTCAACCTGTTCCTGTGGAACGATGACTGTCGGCGAGACACCGGACATCTCAGCGAATGCATCAATGGCTTGATCCACGTTGAGTTTGTCCAGCGCTTCCGGTTTGGCCTGTGCCAGCTGGCCAATGAAGCCGACGGTGGATGACAGGCTTGATAGCCCAATAGATTTCTGCGCCTGCGCCATCACCGAGATGTACTCAATGCGCAGCGGCATACCCTGCAGGACGTCCGGCGGGGGCGGGAGAAGGTTTTTTCTCGCCATGATGGAGAAGGTGCGATCGATAAGCGGGTTCAGGCATTCGTCGTTCAGACGCTCAAGAACAGGCCCAAGCATCAGCAACTTCTCTTCTTTCATCTCGATCACTGCTTCAACCGGCATCGAGCGGGTATTGATGTTCTGCAACATCATGAAGAGGTCGACAAAGTAGGCGCTGTTGATGATCTGCCGAGTGTCCTGAATGTCTGCCAGCAGGTCGGCGGTATTCGGGTTAACCAGATAGGCAGGCTTGAAACCATCCTGCCCGGTGACCTGATCGATATAGGTTATATCGCCAGGCAAAAGGGAAACACGCTGGTTGCGGAGTGATGACGGACCAACCATCGGCGGGTTGGTGGCCTTGTCGATCAGCTGGCTTTTGCGCTTCTGCTCCAGTTGCAGAGCTTTAACCTGGCCGAGGGCAATCATGCCCGGGCAGGATGAGCCGTATACATCCTCGCCGTTCACTTCCCAGCGCGGCGCCATAATCGGGAATTCATCGAAACCAGACTCACGCAGCAACTTATCGCTGTCGCCTCCAACCTCGTAATAAACCGATTTGACCGGCTTATTTTTGCTGTTGAGCTTGGCAGTATCGCGGTCGATGTTCGGATAAACGGCATGTATAACTTCGATCCAGCTTTCGTAGTTACCGGAATCCCACATGCCCTTCACTGAATCGCTGACGTTATTGAGGCCAAACTCCATAACCAGCTGGCGCACAGTCATGGAGAATTTGCGGAAACAGGTGTCAACGCTGCCGCGCGCAGAGTTAGCCATGTAGTAACTGCCGATCGGAAACATCATCGTGCGGATAACGTCGCTGTCATCTTCCAGCACAGCCATAGCGCCGGTACTGTAATTCCCCAGGCTGGCGTAAAGCAGCGGCAGCGACTGGTAGATATTGGATTTGTTGAACACTTCGTTCATGCGGCGCTGAACGACTTCAAGCCACAGTTTCACTGGGCCGTAGTCCATCATGTCAGGGTCAGGCGTTGCCAGCTTGAACCACGGGCGCGCAGGAGAAGTGATCCCCGACATCATGCCGCTCGATAGCGTGCGTGCTGCCAGGGTGGCGGTGGGGTCAACAATTTTCGTATTGCGGCGGTCATCCCGGTTTACATCGGTGACCAGGAAGCGGGAGCCACGCGGATTGATGAAATCGCTCAGTTCGCGCCAGTGCGGATCGAACGATGAGCGATCATTAGTGAGCTGTGCCTGCTGCTTTTGCAGTTGCTCTTTCAGGGTTTCCGCTGCCATCTGCCGCGCTCCAGTTACTGACCGAGCAGCGTTTTGCCGCTGGTATTTGCGGCGGAGGTATCACCCTGCGCCCCGGTCAGCAGCGTAGAACTACGCCCGGCGGCCGCACGGCGACGCCTGGTTTCTTCATCGCGGGAATCGACTACAGCCTGATCCTGTTCCTGCGGAGCCGCCTGAACTTCTGGTGCTGCAGGTACTGAAGGCTTGCTGCCAATGCACATATCGATACTCCATACGCGTTTAAATTATTACCAATTTAACCACATATGATTTATTTGTCGTAGTGTATTGACCTTTTGACGATAAATTATTACCTTTTTGGTAAACACAACATGAAAGCGCACCCCATTCCCTTCCATTGGTGGCTTTGTCGTTACTCAGATGGCGGAGTGCGCTTCCAGGTGTGAAAGCATCCGGCGTATGGCACATGCGTCGATAGCGGTCCGGGGGCTCCTTGGTACATGGCCCAGCGGGTAGCCGGAATGTGCAAGCCATGCCCTGCATGCACGACAGCGACTCACCATCGTGGCGGTACGGTGTGACACCTCGGAAGAGACGAGGGCACAACAGGTAAGAGCATTGACCGAGCCTAAAAGTAATTGGCAGATACCCTCTCAGGGGTTGGTCATATCGGGACTGCAGTCGGCGCAGCTGAGATAGAGCCACAATGCAGCGTTCAGTGCTCTTTCCGTTGTGGTGAATGCGCAGGCTGATGCGCTAACTTATCAGCTAGATGGTGAGGTAATGGCTCACCATGGCGACGACGGGTAGTCCATTTGCAAGCCGGAGATCAGCGCCGGCCACCACAACCCAATCACGCATCAGGACCGTGATACCCGTAGTTTCAGTGCAAGTTTGGCGGTGGCAGTTATTCCCTTTCTGACCACCGCCATTTTTACAGCAGGACGCCATTGCGATGACTTCATGCTGTAAACCCTGTGACACCCAGCCAAGGACGGAACTTTCCATCATCCCTGTTTCGCCCGGTTCGTCCGGGCATTTTTTTAGAGAGGAAATCATGACCCAGCACATAGGTGTAAAATTAATCAACGCATTTCCCATGACTCGCCAGGCATACAACGATTTTCGTGGATGGCAACTTCCTGCCGATGAGAACGGCTCTGATGATGGC